TTCAGTTTTAGCTGAAGATGCAATCAAGGCAGCAATAAAAGATTTACAATAACAATAACTTAGGAGAAAGAAATGAAAGAAAACCAAGAAAGAAAAGCTAAAATGGTAGACGGTTATGCACAACCTCAAGATGTACCTGTACCTAATTTTGCTGGTTATCCAGAGAAAAATGTTAAGACAACAGGTGTAGAAACTCGTGGTAATGGTGCAGCTACTAAAGGCACTAAAGCTCGCGGTCCACTAGTATAAGGATAAGCAATGACTTACGCAGAACTAGTAGCTCAAATACAATCTTATACTGAAAATGAATACTCTACAGTAGATGTAAATACATTTATAACTCAAGCAGAGAATAGAATATTTAACTCTGTTAACTTGCCTGATTTACGTGCTAATGATACAGGTACTATTTCAGCTACAAATAAATACTTAAATGTACCAGACGATTGGCTTGCAACTTATAGTTTAGCTGTTATTGATAATGTAACAAACGAATATACCTTTCTTTTAAATAAGGATGTTAATTTTATTAGAGAATCTTTTCCAGATACGGATACAACTTTTTATGGCAAACCTCAATACTACGCAGTCTTCAATGATGAATCTTTTATCTTGGGCCCAACACCTGATATTAACTATGGTGCTGAGCTTCATTACTTTTATTATCCTGAGTCTATTACTACTGCCGCTAGTGGTCAGTCTTGGTTGGGTGATAATTACTCTACCGCTTTACTTTATGGTTCATTGTTGGAAGCGAATACATATCTAATGACAGATGCAGAGAAAATGGCTATGCTAGATAAACGATATAATGATGCTATGGTAGAACTGTTAGGATTAGGCGAAGGTAAAAATACTCGTGATTCCTACAGGAGTGGACAACCTAGAGTACCTGTTAAAGGTAGTAGGGGGCCTGCATAATGGCATCTATCGTACAAGGATTAACTACTGGATTAAAATATTTAACACTAACAGGAGAGTTAAATTTTGGTGCTACTCAAACATATAAGATAGCTCTTTATACTAATGCAGCAGATTTAAGTCCGGGCAATACAGATGTAGTTTATGATACCGCCAATGAAGTTGTAGGTGCAGGATATACTGCAGGTGGAAATAATTTAGTTGTATCTGACCCTGGTTTTTCTTTTGACCCAGTTGTAGGATGGGTTAATTTTGGAAATACTTCTTGGGCTGCATCTACATTTACAGCAAGAGGAGCAGTTATCTATAGAGATACTGGAGGTAATGGTTTACAATACACTGTAGCAATTTTAGATTTTGGTGGCGATAAAACCGTCAATAATGAAACCTTAAACATAGAGTTCCCAGGCAATAATGCCACTGAAGCTCTTATTCGATTTGAATAGAAAGGAATAGTATGTCGACAGCAATTGCAGGAGTAACGGGAGAAGCCCCAGTAGTAGCGATAGAAAATGTAAGACCTTTAGAAAAAGACTTATATAAACAATTATGGGAAATGCCAGAGTATAGAAAAGAATCCCCTGGCGAAAAAATATCTCACGAGTTTTTAGCTCAAGCTAAACCTAAAGCTGGGTCTAGTGTTATAGATTTTGGATGTGGTACGGGACGTGGAGGATTAAACCTAGCGTTTTTTGGTAATATGGATGTAACTATGGTGGACTTTGCACCTAACTGTTTAGATGCAGATATAGTCCCAATGTTAGAAACGCAAAAACATTCTTTACGATTTATAGAAGCAGATTTATCACAACCATTACCTGTTAAAGCAGCATATGGATATTGTACAGATGTGATGGAGCATATAAGACCTCATCATGTGGACCAAGTGATAAATAATTGTTTATCCGCTGCTCAACATGTATTTTTTCAAATATCTACTGTTGATGATAAAGCAAATAAATTAGTAGGACATAAATTACATTTAACTGTGCGACCTTTTAAATGGTGGTTAAAAAAGTTTAAAGAACATGACTGTGTTATTCATTGGTCTAAAAAAACAAAAGGCGGATGTTCATTTTATGTAACTGCTTGGGTAGGTGGGAACGATATTGTAGATGTAGGAGTAGTTAATGTTAATGAAGACCAGATAAAAAAGAATGTAGCTTATAATATTAAACAAGGATATTTACAAGTACAGCCGTACCCAACAAATGATATTGAAACAATGATAGTAGGTGGAGGGCCATCTCTATCACAACATATAGAAAAAATAAAGCAATTAAGAGCAAATGGTGTTAAACTTATAGCTATTAACGGAGCCTATAAATGGTGCTTAGATAATGGTATAACCCCTTCTGCTATGGTCATGGTAGATGCAAGAAAGTTTAATGCAAGATTTACTCAGCCTGTAGTAGAAGACTGTAAGTATTTTATAGCATCACAGTGTCATCCAAGTGTATTTAAAGAGCTACCCAAAGATAGAACTTATGTTTGGCATACACAATCTGAAATATTAACAGAAATATTAGAGGCACAGTTTGAAGAGTGGTATCCAGTTCCTGGCGGCTCTACAGTATTATTAAGAGCAATTCCTTTATTTAGGATGTTAGGGTTTAAGAGGTTTCATATTTTCGGATGTGATTCGTGTTTAGAAGAAGATAAGCATCACGCATATGAACAGCTAGAAAATGATGACGAGTTAATAATACCTGTAAACGTGAGCGGGAAAATATTTAACTGTAACCCTTGGATGGTGTCTCAAGCTCAAGAGTTTATAGATATAATTAGAATGATTGGGGACGAGATTGAGTTAGAAGTTTATGGCGGGTTACTCCATCATATTTTAGAATCCGGTGCATCAATGGCCGATATTAAGGAGATTTAACATGGCAGCATCAGCATGGCAATTATATAACAGTGCTAAATCACATATAGGTAATGGCACAATTACATTAGGAGCAGGCGTATTTAAAATGGTATTAGCAAAAGCTGCTAGTAACGCGTCTACATTTACATTAAGCGTGTATGGTTCACTTACTAACGAAGTAGCTGCGGCAGGTGGGTATGTTACTGGGGGTAGAAATTTAGTACCAGCAACAGCTCAATGGATAGTAAATCCATCTAATGCTAAACAACAGAAATTTACAATGTCAGCTATAGGATTGGCATTTACTGCTTCTGGCGCTAGTATTGTAGATATTAAGTATGCAATAATTAGGAACTCAACTGGAAGTACTGCAGGAAAACTCTTGTGTTGGTGTCAGTTATCAAGTGCTAATTTTACTGTAGCAAGTCCTAATACATTAACTGTTTTACCAGCTACTACCGGCATATTTACCTTAACATAAGGGGCTAATTATGGCTACCGGTTGGGGACGAGGTACCTGGAGTTCAGGCCCATGGGGCGAAGATGAAGTACCTATTACCCCAGGTGTAGGGGCTTTAGTATTAGCGGGCGTAGCACCTAGTATAACAAGAGGCGTAATTATTACGCCAGGTGTAGGAGCTTTAACATTAGCTGGAGTAGCACCAAGTGCAGTTCTTGGAACTATAATAACTCCGGGTGTAGGAGCTTTAGCCTTAGCTGGAGTAGCACCAGGTGTATCTTTAACTGCGACAATAACTCCGAGTGTAGGAGCTTTAGCCTTAGCTGGAGTAGCGCCGTTTAGAGTAATAGGAGATTTTGCAGAACCCCCTACCGGAGCTGTGGTCTTAGCAGGAATAGCACCAAGTTTAGTAAGAGGAACTATAATAACTCCGGGTGTAGGAGCTTTAGCATTAGCTGGAGTAGCACCGATAGCAGCATTATCTATACCTATAACTCCAACAGTTGGGGCTGCGGTATTAGCAGGAATAGCACCAATAGTATTAGATGGTATTGTAATAAGACCGGATGGGGGCGCATTAACAGTAGTAGGAGCAGCACCAAGTATAGTAGGGGGTAAAATAATAACACCCACGCGTGGTGAGCTATTTATAGAAGGTCATGCACCTACCCTTAACAACCCTAATTGGGTTATAATTGATACAACTCAGGACCCAGATTGGGTTCCAATAGTTACTTAAGGAAACAATATGTCAACATATTCAAATTTAGCAATAGAACTCATAGGAACCGGCGAACAAGATGGTACGTGGGGTACAACGACCAACGTTAATCTAGGTACAGCCTTAGAAGAAGCAATAGTAGGAACTGTAGACCAAGCAGTTACCGCTTCTAATTTAACACTTACATTATCAAATTCAAATGCTACTCAAGTAGCTCGTCACCTACGACTAAGACTTACAGGTAGTGCTGGCGGAGCATCAAATTTACTTGTCCCGGAACTATCTGGGGGTAAAAATTATTATATAATTAATGCCTCTAACACAGCTGTAACTGTAAAAACTAGTGCAGATGGTATTTTAGTACCTGCTGGTAAATCTATGGCTTTATATCAAACCGGAGTTCATTCTGGAACTAACTATGAAGTTGTTGAAGCTGCAAACTATTCAAATTCTTATACTATACAAAGTGTTGATATTAATGGCGGCACAATTGACAGCACTACAATCGGTGCAGGTACACCAAGTACAGGTGCTTTCACAACACTTTCTGGAATATCTACAGGCTCTGTTCCTAGTTTAGAAGCTAAAGGAACATCTGGAGTTACCTCTGGATATTTAGAATTAAATTGTTCTGAGAACTCACATGCTATTAAACTTTTAGGACCACCTCATTCAGCATCTGCAAATTACACATTAACATTTCCTGACAATGATGGTGATGCAGGGCAATTTCTACAATCTAATGGTTCAGGAGTTATGTCTTGGGCAGCAGCTTCAGGAACACCATTCTCAACAGATATTGTAGTTAATAGTCTTACTGTTGGTAAAGGTAATGGCTCTGTTGCAACAAGTACAGCTTTAGGTGTTACTGCTTTACAAGATATTACAGGAGCTAATAATACAGCAATAGGTTATGAAGCTATGAAAGAAGCTACATCTGCATCTTCTTCAGTTGCAATGGGTAGAGAAGCGTTAGGTGCTGGCGTTCTAACAGGAGCAGGTAATACAGGATTAGGCTATACAGCAGGTAAAGTTGTGACCTCTGGTGCTTATAATACTTTAGCAGGGCATAAAGCAGGACTTGCTTTAACAACAGGTACTTCTAATACATTTATTGGTAATGAAGCTGGTGATGAACAAACAGGTTCTGTATCTAATACTTGTATTGGTGACCAAGCAGGGCAAAAACATACTGCTGGTTATAGTGTAATGATAGGTTCTTTGGCAGGACAATATGCTACATCAGCTACATCTCTAATAGCTATTGGTAGACAAGCTGGTCAAGGAGGTTCTTCTGGTAGTTTTACAGGGAACTACAATGTTTTAATAGGTACTACTGCTGGAGCTTTAATGACAACAGCACACTCTACAACTATAACAGGACATTACTCTGGTGATGCAATTACTTCAGGTGTAGCAAATAATATTTATGGTTATGCAAGTGCTCAAGTTGCTACAACACCTGATGGCACTTGTTGTTTTGGTAATGAAGCACTTGTGAGTTTAACTACTGGTAATGCTAATGATTGTCTTGGTGTAAACGCTTTATATGTTCTTACTACAGGATATGACAATGTAGCTATAGGTCAAGCATCAGGAACAGCTATAAACACAGGTTATAGAAATACAGCTATTGGTCATGAATCAGGTCAAGTAATGACTACTGGTTCTAATAATACTTTTCTAGGTTATGCTGCTGTTCCATCAGCAGCTACAGTATCTAATGAAATGACTTTAGGTAACAGTGCTGTTAATAAAGTTAGAATGGGTGATGGTACACTTCTATTTGGAGGTGGTAACCTAAGAGCTTGGGTAAACTTTAATGGTACAGGTACAGTAGCTATTCGTGCTCATAATAATGTAAGTTCTATTGGTGATAATGGAACAGGTGATTATACAGTTAATTTTGCTACTAATATATCTGATGTAAATTATGCTGTAAATATTACTGCTGAACCTCAAAGTGGCAATGCTAGTCATGTTCGTATGACTGCTGTTTATTACAATACTAGAGCTGTTGGTTCTGTTCGTGTTCGAGTTGGTGGTACTGCAACTGAAGCTGGTCCAGATGCTTTTGGAATGTTTGTAACAGTCTTTAGATAATGATAAAAGGAAAATAAAATGGATTCAAGAATAATATATACAACGGATGAAGGAACAGTAACAGTATTAGTACCTTCTGCTGATTGTGGTTTAACTATAGAAGAGATAGCTGCTAAAGATGTTCCAGAAGGGATAGAATATAAAATAGTAAATGTTAGCGAAATATCAAGTGATAGAACTTTTAGGAATGCTTGGGTTTTAGATAATGAAATAACAGTAGATATTCCCAAGGCTAAAGTTATAACTAAAAACAAACTCCGTGAAAAAAGAAAACCTTTATTAGAAGCACAAGATATATTATTTATGCAAGCTCAAGAATCTGGTACAGATACATCAAGAATTGTTACAGAAAAACAAAGACTACGAGATATTACAAAGCAAGTAGATAATATGACTACTGTAGATGAGTTAAAAGGAGCGACAATCTAATGTTTAAACCACCTGTATTAACAGAAAAAGAAAAAATAGCAAAGCACTATGAAGCTATGGGTCATTCAGTAACACTAATTAATAATTTTAGAGCTGGAAACCACCCAGATGATATGGAAGCAGAACAAGTAAATCACATGATAGACCAAAATGTAAGGCATCTTGAAATTATGGTTGCTAAAGATTATTGGACAGATGAAGATATGACGGAAGTAGATAAAGCTATTAAAGGTAAAAATAAATAATTTTAAGGAGATATATAAATGGCAAAAGATAAAAAACAAACCATTACTATTGATAATAAAGAATACAACACAGACGACTTAAAACCAGAACAAGTTATATACTTAAATCATATAACAGACTTAGACCGAAAAATGAGCCAGCTAAACTTTAACTTAGAACAACTTAAAGCTGGTAGAGAAACATTTGCTAGACTACTTAATGATTCTTTAAATATAAAATAATGCTATCAATACTATCAGGGATATTAGGCTTTGCTACATCAGGACTTCCTAGTGTATTAAAGTTTTTTGAACAAAAGGGTGACAATGCTCATGAAGAAGCAATGGCTAAACTTGAAATGGAACGAGCTTTGGCTATGGCTGAAAAAGGGTTTGCATCTCAAGAAAAGATTGAAGAGTTTAAAACTGACCAAGTTGAAATGGAAACATACGCAGAAGAAAGAGTTGCTCTCTACAAACATGATGAAAAACATGCACAAAACGCCTCTACTTGGGTTATTAATCTCCGTGCTAGTGTTCGCCCCATTATCACCTATATTTTTGTTTCTATATTTTTATTTGCTGACATAGCAGGTTTATGGTGGGCTATAAATACTGGAGTAGATTTTGAAACTGCAATGAATATAGTTATTTCTACAGAAGAGATGGCGATTATATCATCTATTATAGGATTTTGGTTTGGCTCTAGACACTGGGATAAATA